TCCAGAAGCTTCAGGAGCAAACAACCCTGGAAATGGCGAAAGCCCAATCGGACCTGGTAATACACCAATGCCAGGGGAGATGGAATTTACTGGACAGACTGAAGAACCTGCCCAATAATGTAAGAGACATAGTAAAATAATATTAGTGTTGACTAATATAATTTATATTGCTATAATTAAGCAAGGAGTAAAATGAAAAGAATAAAAGCAAAGAAAATGGCAACAGGTGGATTAATGACTATGCCACCTTATATTGCAAAACAAGATGAAGACAAACAAGGTATTACACCTTATGATGTCAATACTCCTATGTCTGCTAGAAAAGGTTTACCTTCAAGAGCATTAGACAAATCAAGAACAAGATTTAAAGATGGTGGAGAAGCTTTCCCAGATTTAAGTGGTGATGGTGAAATAACACAGAAAGATATTTTAATAGGTAAAGGTGTGATTAAAAAAGCTAAAGGTGGAATAATGCAAAGAGCAAAGTTTAATAAAGGAGATTTATCTACTAAAGAAATTATTGAAATGAAAAAAATGGAACAACTTGAAGCTATGAAAGATAGTGGACTTCCATTAACTGATGAACAAGAACAAGCATTAGAATCTTTTAAAGCATCTAAAAATATTAAAGCACAAGAATTGGCATTAGGTGGAATGGTTGGAGTTGAAAAAAGTAAGTATGACCAAAGACCAGACTATCAAGCTTATGCTGAAGGTGATATTGTAGAAGATGAAATGCCTGATGAAGATATGCCACCTATGCAAGAATTAGAAGTAGAAGAAGAATCTTTATTAGAACCAATGGGTATGGATAGTGAAATGCCTATGGATGATGAAGAAGATATTACTGATGAAGACTTAGAAGGTATGGATGCTATTATTGATACTTCAGCTTTATCAGATGAAGAAGAACAACTATTAGATGAAGCAGTTGATATGCATCCAGAATTAGAAGCTATCATTCCTAAACTAGTAGCAACAGAATTTACAGACGATGGAGAAGTAGAAGGACCAGGAACAGGAACTTCAGACTCTATCCCAGCACTTTTATCAGATGGTGAATTTGTATTTACAGCCAAAGCAGTTAAGAATATTGGTGTAGACAAATTAAGAAGTATGATGAAAAAAGCAGAACAAGATTATGATGCTGGTATTCAATCTCAAGAAGAAGAGATAGTATAAAAGAATTTATAGAGAAAGGTAACTCTATGAATAGACAAGCTACCTTATAATAATTTTATTATAAGCCCTTGTAGTTTCGTTTTAAACAAAAACACCTGCCTTAGCTACCTTCAGTTAAGAAGCCCTAAAGGAGGATACGATGAGTAACAAAAACGAAGAAGGAAGACAAGAAGCCGAAGCAAACCCTTACAACAGAAAAAAATCTTGGCATACAGATGATTCAATGCCACAAGATAGAACTTCTGCTGATGAAGGTTTGTTTGTGCCAAACCCTGAAAGTAATCAAGGTTTATCAAATGCTACTGCCGAAGGCAACCCAGATGATAATACTGAGAATACTGATGCAACAATGGATAAGGTTCAAGAGTCTGCATTAAATGTAGAATCTAACCCTTATACAAAAGTTGATTATAAGAAAAGATATGACGACCTAAAACGATATTATGATAGGAAGTTAGGTGAATGGAACAGCAAGGAAAGTGACCTTAAAGTTCAACTTAAAGAGAACAGACCTGTTTACCAACCACCAAAATCGAAAGAAGAGCTTGAAGCTTTTAAAAACGATTATCCTGACATTTATGGAGTTGTGGAAACTGTATCTCACTTACAATCGCAAAATGAAGTTAAGACTTTACAAGACGAGTTAGAAAGTTTAAAAAAAGCAAATACTACTTTACAACAAAAGGAAGCTGCACTTGAACTTTCAAAATATCATCCTGACTTTGAAGAAATAAAAGAGTCTGATGATTTTCATAACTGGGCAGATACTCAGCCAATGGAAATTAAAAACTGGATATATGAAAATAACTCTAATGGAGCATTAGCTGCACGAGCAATTGACTTGTATAAGAAGGACCGAGGTCTTGGACTTGATAAAAAAACTACGAAGAAACAACCTAAGAATGAAGGTGCAGACTTGTTGGTTAAAACTAACGAACAAACTCAAGTACCTGATTCTAAAGAACCTTTCTTCAAAAGGTCTGATATTCAAAAATTATCAGATGCAGAGTTTATGAAATATGAAAAAGATATTTTAAAAGCTCAAAGAGAAGGTAGAATTATAGATTAATTCTATTTTCATTTTTATCAACAACTAACAAAGGAGTAACTACAATGGCTAAATTCGCTGGTGGTTCAACATATAACTTTGGATTAGGTGTTTCAGGTCAAACTAATGGTTTTTTCATTCCTGAAATCTATTCAAAGAAAGTACAAATAGCTCTAAGAAAAGCTGCAGTAGCAGAAGCAGTATGTAACACAGATTACATGGGAGAAATCTCATCTTTCGGTGATACTGTTAACATTATCAAAGAGCCTCAAATCGCAGTAGCAGACTACACAAGAGGTCTGGCTGTAACATCAACTGACTTAACTGACCAAGAACTTGTTCTAACTGTAGACCAAGCTAAATCTTTTTCATTTAAGATTGATGACCTAGAGAAGAGATTCTCTCATATCAACTTCCAAGCTATAGCTTCAGACAATGCTGCTTATGCGTTAAGAGATGCAATGGATAGTAATATCTTAGCAGCTATTAATGCTGGTGCAACTGTAACTACAGGCATGGGAACTACTGGAACTCCAATTGATATTGGATTTGCAAGTGGTGAAGTTGACCCTTTAAACCAAATGGCATTAGCTGCTAAGGAATTAGATGAAGCTAACGCACCTGAAGATGGAAGATGGTTTGTCGCTGCACCTGAATGGTACAACGCACTTTCTAACTCTTCTTCTAAACTTTTATCAGTAGATTTTAATGCTGGTCAAGGTTCAATCAGAAATGGTTTAGTAGCATCTGGATTACTTAGAGGTTTCCAAATGTACAAATCAAACAATCTACCAACTAATGACTTATCTGGTGCTACACCTGCTGGTTCAGCAACTGCACCTGTAGCTCTATTCGGTCACATGAGTTCAACTGCTGCTGCGTCAAGCATGAACAAAGTGGAAACTGTTAGAGACACAGGTACTTTCTCAGATATCGTTAGAGGTTTAATGGTATGGGGAAGAAAAGTATTAAGACCAGAAGTCGCTGGTAAAATTATCTACACAATAGATTAATTTTTAATACACTATTGGGTGGGGGTAGTAATATCCCCATCCTCTTATTAGGAGAATAATTATGATAAATAAAATTAAAACACAATTAAAATGTTTACTAGATGATGCTAAACACTTTTGGATGTTTCATAGAAAACTTTCATTAGGTATTATAGCAGCTCTTGTAATTTTATGGATACTAATATAAGGAGATTATAATATGCCAATGAAAAAAGCAATGCCTGGTGGAAAAATAACAAACAAAGGCAAATACAAACATGGTGGAAAAGTTCACCGAAATAAAAAAGGTCATGGTGGAGTAATGACTATAGTACTTAAAAAAGACAAAACTAAGAAAAAATAATAATGGGTATAATGTCTTCACCTGCTTGGACTCGTAAAGAGGGTAAGTCTAAATCTGGAGGACTTAATGCTAAAGGTAGAGCTTCTTACAATAAAGGTCGAACTAAGACTGGTAAGAAAAGAAATCTAAAAGCACCAAGTAAGGTAGTTGGCAATAAAAGAAGAAAAAGTTTTTGTGCAAGAATGAAAGGTATGAAGAAAAAACTTACATCTAAAAAAACTGCAAGAGACCCTAATTCAAGAATTAATAAATCACTAAGAGCATGGAACTGTTAAATGGCTAAAACTTATCTATCAATGACAAATGAATTACTGGTTGAAATTAATGAACCAGAAGTAACAACAATATCAGGAGCATTAGGTGTACAAAAATTTGTAGCTAATTGTGTTAACAGAGCTTACTTTGATATTGTAGATTCAGTAGATGAATGGTCTTGGTTAAAAACTGCAGCTCCTCAAGATAACTATTATGGTAATACATATGTAGAAACTGTAGCTGGACAAAGATGGTATCTTATGAAAGCAGGTTCAACTGATGTAGATACAGATTATGATTCAGTTAACTGGGATGATTTTACTTTAACAACAGAAGGTGTATCAGGTAAATCAACTCCTCATACAATTAATAAATTAGCATTCACAACTCTATCAGCATGGAGAGCTAACTTTGCACAAGGAGAAGAAGCAAACAAAGCTAACACACAAACTTATTCAACACCTTTAAGAGTATTAAGAAGTTCAGATGGTAGAAGATTTGGATTATCTCCAATACCAGATGGTGTATATAGAATTTATTTCTTTGCTTATAATAGACCTTCTGAATTAACTAATGATACAGATACAGTATTATTTCCAGAACAATACAAACCAGTTTTACTAGCAAGAGCTAGATATTATATTTATCAATTTAAAGATAATATTGCACAATCACAATTAGCTTTAGATGAATATAAAAAAGGATTACAAAATATGGCTGACCAATTAAACTCTCCTCAACCAGAGTATATGTCAGATGTTAGATTTACATATTTATATTAAGGATAAACTATGCCAACACAGGGAGCTTCAATTACAGTACAAGGTGGCTTGGATTTAGTTTCAAGTTCTCATGCTTTATTTAGAACTCCTGGAGCTGCTACAGTATTACAAAATTTTGAATCATCAACTACTGGTGGTTATAGAAGAGTAAGTGGTTATACTAAATGGGGTGGAACAAGTGGAGTTATACCTAGTGGTGTATCTACTGAAACTATTCATGGTATTACAAATTATGCTAATGGAGTAGTTGTTGCTCAAGCAGATGATTTATATTTTAGTATTACAGGAACATCTTATGTTAAAATAAATAAAGATACATTTACTACAGGACCTGGAACAGTTTCAATTAGTACTGCTTCTCCAACAGTTACAGGAACAAATACAACATTTCTTACAAGTTTTATTGTTGGTGATGATATTAAAATAGATGGAAAATTTTATAAAGTATTATCAATAACAAGTGATACCATATTAACATTAGATACTAATGCAGATACTTCTAATACTCAAAATGGATTAGCTTATTTTATTGGTGGTATTTCTTCTTCTAGTTTAGCTGCAGCTACTACTATTCCTAGACCTAATCAAACTAATATTCAATTTACAAACTTTGAATCTCATGGTGTAAATGGAACTTTATATTTTGTAGATGGTAAAAATAGAATAGGTGAGTTTTTTATTGATGATAATAATAAATATCATTTTGAAGAATTACATAGAAGTTCTCCAGTAGGATGTTCTTTAATAGAACGATATGCTGAAAGAATCATTGTATCTGGTCAAGCAGCTAATCCTAGTGTAGTTTATTATAGTGGTAGATTAAAACCTTATGATTTTGAAGAAGCTTCTGCAGGATTTATTGATGTAGGAGATATTGTTATAGGTATTAAAGTATTTAGAAATAGCTTAATTATATTCTGTAAAAATAGTATATATGAGTTGACAAACCTTGATTCTACTCCTATAATTAAATCAGTAACTAAAAATATAGGTTGTGTAAGTGGTAACTCAATACAAGAGATAGGTGGAGATTTAATCTTCTTAGCTCCTGATGGATTGAGAACAGTTGCTGGTACAGCTAGAATTGATGATGTTGAACTAGGTTCTATATCAAGAAAAATATTACCTCTTATAAATAAGTTATTAAACAACTTTGGAAACTACATTGTTTCTAGTATAGTTATTAGAGAAAGAAGTCAATACAGATTATTTTATTATCAATCTGGTCAAGCTGACTCTGGACAAAAAGGACTTATTGGAACATTTAAATATAGTGCTGAAGGTATTCCTGCTTTTGAATGGAGTGAAACAAAAGGATTACCTGTAACAGTTTGTACTTCAAATTTAAATAGCTCAGGTACAGAAGTTATTTTTCATGCAGATGAATCAGGATATATTTATCAACATGATACTGGTGATAGTTTTAATGGTTCAAATGTTGTAGCAGAATTTCAAACACCAGATATGGACTATGGTGATAATGGTTTAAGAAAAAGTTTATATAAAATTAAAGCTAATATTGAACCTGAAGGTATTCAAAATAATTTAAATTTAAGAATTAGATATGATTTTGAAAGTGGAGAAGTTCCACAACCAGGAAACTTTGCAGTAGGTAATTTAAGTTCTGCTGCATTATTTGGTGTAGCAAAGTTTAGTCAAGCTCAATTTGGAGCAACAACTTTACCAAGTAAAAGTATATTAGTAACAGGTAGTGGTTTTTCTAATAACTTTAAATTTTTTAGTGATGATACTAATGCTCCATATTCAGTAAATGGAATGTTTGTTTCATTTATAGCAGGAGGAAGAAGATAAATTATGGCAGGATATACTAGACAAAGTTCTATTAATGATAATGATACTATAACAGCAGCTATCTTTAATAATGAATATAATCAATTATTAGCAGCATTTAATAATACTTCAGGACATAAACATGATGGTACTGCTGCAGAAGGTCCAGTCATTGCATTAATTGGTGATGCAGGATTAGCAACTCCTTTAAACAAAATTCAAATAGATACAACTAATGATACAATAGATTTTTCTATTGATGTATCAGGTACTTCAACTGAACAATTTAATTTACAAGATGGTGCAATAGTACCTACAACAGATAATGATATTGATTTAGGAACATCTTCATTAGAATTTAAAGATGCATACTTTGATGGTACTGTAACTAGATGGTT